CCAACACCGACTACCAGGCGTACCTCGCGTGGCTGGAGGAAGGCAACGAGCCGCTGCCGGCGGATGAGGTGAGTGATGGCGGTCAAGGCTAAACAGGGCACTGCCAAGGTTGAGCACGTCTCGCGTGCTCGTTTTAAGAAGACGAGCATTGGCAACTCCGTCAGGAGCAAGGCTCGGCCTGGCAGGAAACAGAGTCGCGGCCAGGGCCGCTAGCAACGGCCCGCAGGCTCGATACGCTGCTCATAGGTTTTGCTGCTGCCGTGGTTGAGGTTGCTGCTGCCGTCTTAGGTGCGGCCATTACAGTCGGCGCCATGGGCGTAGGGGCCATGGGCTCCCGCGGCCGAGAAGGCCGGGACGCTGTAATCCGTCTGGCGGCCAGCGTGGACAACGTGGCCACACGGCTTGAGCAGCTGCATGTGGACATCAAGGCTGACCGCAGAGAAACGTTCAGCAGGCTCAATTCGATAGAGCAGCGTGTTGCTCGGCTTGAGGTGCCCAACCAGCACGTTTGACAGACCGTTACAACCCCGTAGCGTTGGGCGGTCAGATCCCTGCGTTATGGATCAATTCGCTCAGTACGTCGCCTTGGTGGTAGCGCTGCACGGATTGGCGCTTGTGATCGTCAATCTGACGCCCACCCCCAAGGACGACGAGGCCCTCGGTTCAGCCCGGCGCGTGGTGGTGAAGCTGTACCGAGTGGTCGAGATCCTCGCAGGGATCGTCGGGCCCTTGGCCAAGAGGTAGGCGTGGAGCCTTTCATCGTCAGCCAGGAGCTGGAGTTCCGCCAGGAAGCCATCAAGCGGACGCTGCAGGAGCTGTATGACGACGATGACCTAGACGGGCTGATGGATGCAGCGCTGCTGCTGAACACGCTCTGGCATCAACAGACAGCCATTGCCCGCTGGTTTGCCAAGGAGGCAGCAGAGAACCTGGGTGAGGCCTGGCAGGCGTCACGCAGCCACGTCTGAGGCATCGGCTTCAGTTGCCTGCAGGGACTCCAGCCAGCTGTCGAGCGCAGCCCTGCTGGCGGTGCTGAGGGAGAGCTTGAGGAACTTGCGGAGCTCTTTCGGACAACGCACGAACACACTGGCCTGCTTTCCATAGGCGATGTAAAAACGTCCGTTCCAGTCCCTGCCGGTTTCAACAGACATGGCGCCAGGTAGGCGGAGGGTGTCGCGTTTCATCAGCTAAACGTCCAGCCCCAGCCACCGCCGTCGATGTCCCAACGGGGCAGCAGGTTTTCCCAGCTGTACTGCTCGTTCTTGCCGGTTCCGACGCCTTTCTTGGCCCAGCCGCCGTTGACCAGATCAATGGATCCGTAGGGGTCATGCACCAGGGCGTGGGTCTCGGTGTACCCGCGCAGCACGATGTAGTGCCCGCCGCCCTTGGGGGCCGACACGGGGCCGTGGTGCAGCACGCCAATGGCCACCGGATAGCCCTTGTCGATCTCCCGGATCAGGTCCTGCTTGTGCAGGTTGGTCCTGAATCGGTGGCGCACACCCAGTTCGGTCAGTGCCTGCTGGTGGGCAACAGCTGAGGTGGTGTCGCCGTGCTTTTTGACGAACGGCAGGTACTTGAGGTCGTCATCCAGGCGCTGGCCGGTGGCTGGGATGCGAGCCCCCAGGTAGCGAAGGCACATGGCGATGCTGCTGGTCTGGCATTGCCGCCAGCCTTCAGGGCCGTTGTCCAGCTGGCTCATGTATTCCACGGGCAGCGGGTTACCCACCGTGAAGACAGGCTTCTGCCGATAGGTCTCGATCCAGTCGGCGTCGTCCTCCAGGAGCTCGGGGCACTTGGAGGCCAGCGTCAGGTAGAGGAGCTCTACGCCGCGCTTCTGCGTGGGTTCGCCTTGGTAGTAGGCGAAGAAGTTGGCAAAGCCTTGAGTGGTGAGCTTCATTACGCCCCCGTATCACTTACAAGGTAGGGGGCTCCCACAACACTGGCCTCTCCTTCTGCTCGTCGTATTCACCGCGGCGAAGGATGCGAGCGCAGCGGGCCATCTGCAGTGCGGTTTCAGCGTTGCTGCCGTTGTCCTCGTAGGCAATGACAACCGCAGTCCAGAACTGTTTTTCGTCCTTGCAGCCTTCCAGGATTTGCGCAGCTTTCTTCGGGCCGATCTTGGGGCAGCCGGGGTAGCCGTCAGTGGTGTCGCCCGTCAGCACCTGGGTGAAGAAAGCCATGTCGGCCTGCTGCTGGCTGATGGTCTCCAGCTCGTCGCCGGTGAGGTGCATCCCAGCAATGGTCTTGAGATCCTTGTCCCGGCTGACGATGATGTCGCGGCCGCTGGCCATGATCCCAACCACGTCATCGCCCTCAATGCCAGGAAAGGAATGGGATACCCAGGTCTTGCGGGCCCAGTCCTTCAAAGCGGCAAACCCAGCAGGGCGGCGTTGCTTGCGGCGGTTGGCCTTGTACTGGGGGTAGACGGCGTAGCGGAAGTTGCTGATGTCCCCAAAGGCAAGGATCACCGGCGTCTGCGGAATGATGTCTTCAATGCGAGCAATCTCCTGGTCAAAGGCGTCCTTGGCCTGAGACAGGTCAACCTCATAGGTCCACTTGTCGGGGGCCCATTCGGTCTCGTATTCGGCTCCTGCTATGCAGCGGAACAAGAAGGTTTCCGCGTCGACGATGATTCGCATGGGGCGTACCAGGGGTAGAGGGGGTGAAAGGAAGGGCTCGTGCCAGCGATGACGTGCTCTGGCGGTTGAGCGGTGTAATAGCGGTGGCTGCAGGTCAGGCAGTGCCTGCGGCGGATGCGGAAGCCGCGCCTGGCGGTCTTGGTAAGAACAACGGTGACGTTGTGGCTGCCGCACTTAGGGCAGGGCAGGTCAGCTCTCATCGACCTTGCGCTGCGGGTCTTCCACCTCAAGCAACAGACGATCGGCGATCTCGTTGATGGCCAGGTGGCAGATGCGTGCTTGCCCTGGGTCTGGCGCCCAGGTGCGGATGATCGAGCTGATCTCATGCACAACGGCTTTCATCCGCCGGCGATCGTCAATGCTGTACTCACCCAGGCTCCAGTAGAGGTCGGTCAGGTTGTTGAGCAGGGTCATTTGATTGGTGTGACGGTTGCGTCGGGCCAGCGGTTTTTGCAGTACCGGACTGCCTTTGCCCTGGTGGCGGCGGGGATTGTCACGCGCATGGGCTGCGTGCCAGGGCGTTTGACTTCAAGCCGGAATGGCTTGGTCTTTTCGTGCTCATGCGGGCGGCTGACCCCAGCTCCGAGGATTGGCTCAGGACCTTCTTGAGGCAGGCGGCCGGGGACCATCCAACTCATTACTCCTTCTCCGCTTCAAGGATGTGCTGGCAGGCGCGGATGTAGCCGTCCCAGTAGGTGACCAAGTGCTTGGCATCGTGCTTGTAGGCGTCGTTGTAGTGGGCATAGGCAAACTCCAGCAGCCGCTTGATCACGCCAAGCGAGAGGTCAAGCTGCCGATCGCTTGGATCCGGCGTCGTTGAGTCGAATGTTTCGGAGGTCGTAGACATTGGTGTTCCGTTGGGTAGAGCCCTGATCCCAAAGGACCGTGGCGGAGTTGGTGTTGACGTAGGAGACGTGGCCCTTTCTCCATCCGTCCGCTGTGTAGAAGTGGACTGCCTGGCCCTTGCCTAGCTGCTTCCAGCTGATTAGCTCAGTACCTGGTCTTCCCATTTCTGTTCCAGCGCTTGTGTTTCCTCGTCGAAGACGAAAGAGCCTGCATAGCCACATCGGCCGAGCATCCTGTTTTTGAGGCAGTAGGAGTGGGTCAGCTGCGTGCCGCGTTTGCGGCCCAGGGCCCAGATGGTGTCTGCCAGTTGAACCACGGAATGTGAACCCCTGATGTCATGCAGCTCAGGGACACCTCCGTCTTCCATGTTCTTCACCTGGCTGCTGCCGCGGTTTAGGTGGCTGATGGCGAACACCGTGCATTTGGTGGCCGCAATGAAGGAACGAATCTTGGTAATCAGCGCATCCAGCTGCCGAACGTCCTGCGCCAGGCCGGAGCCAATGATCGTCAGGTGATCGAGGTAGATGTGCTGGCATCCCAGCGAGCGAACCATGTAGTTCATTCGCTGCAAGATCACGTTCTCGTCGAGCGAGCCGAAGTGATCGAACAGCTCAAGCATCCCGGAGCCGGTGACGAACTTGTCGGCCTGCGCAATGTGCTGCAGCTGCTGATCCGTCAGGCCTGCGTAGGACTGCCGGGCGTGCAGCTGGAGGCCTGCTGCCATGCCGACGAAGCGAAAGATCGCCTCCTCCGCTGTTTCCTCAAGGCCAATCCAGCCGACCTTGATTCCGTTCTCCATGTCGTGGAGCGCCAGCGCCCGGGCAAAGGTGGTCTTGCCAATGCCTGAGCCAGCGATCAGCACGATCAACTGGTTGTCGTAGAACGGTGTCTTCTGGTTCCACCAGGTGAACGCACAGTTGAGTGCTGTGCGCTGCGCCGGCTTGAGGACGATGCCTTCGTAGGCTGATGCTGGCTTGATGCCATCAGGCCGCAGCTGCTTTGCGGCGTAGATGGATTCCTTGACGGCCTGCCCGCCGAGCTCCTGTAGGCAATCGTTGGCGTCCTTGCAGGGGAACACCACGCGACGCACCTGCCCAGCCTCAAACAGCTCCACCAGGGCGCTGGCCGCGGCCTCGCCTGGCTCGTCGTTATCGGTGGCGATGTAGACGATCTTGAACTGGTTGAACTGGTCGAGGTGCTTGCGCACCCAGGCAGCAGCTGACTGCGCACCGTTGGGAACAGAGATGCCAACGACCTTGCCGTTGCTGGCGGCGTAAATCGAAGGCGCATCAAATTCCCCCTCGCAAATGGCAATCGCGTCGTGATGGCTGGGGTTAGCCAGGTGATGGCCGAAGCCGACCACGTTTTTGGCGTCACCCTTCCAGCTGATGCGCTTGTCATCCGAGCGGAACTTCTGGGCAATGACCTTGCCCGCAGCATCCCGGTACTGAAAGACCACGCCATCTGCCGTGCGCAGGATCCCGTACTGCTCCAGCACCCGCTTGGACAGCCCCCTGTAGGACTGATCCGTCCACGCCTCAATGGTGAGCGTGGTCATTGGCGGAATAGGGTCCGATCGGGTGGGTCGGACTTCTTCCGTGGTTTTGGTGTAGGTGTTGCAGACGAAGCAGTAGGTGTGGTCGGTGTAGATCGCAAGGCCGTCACTGCTGCCGCAAGAGCAAGCCCCATGGCCAATAAACCGAGATTCATTCCTCGACTCCTTGCTGAAGCGGGAGATCGAGGATGAAGCCACGGGACTTTCCAGCATTGACGGCGAGGACTTCATGGGTGTGATAGTCGGCACCGCAACCCCGGCATCGACGGTGCCGCAGGACATACTCCGGCTTGTTGTAGGTGTACGAAACGGTGGAATCGACCGATCCGCAGTGAGGGCATTTGATCATTGCCAAATGACGGTGAAGTTGATGTGTGCGTCTTTAAGTGAGCTTTTGCGCCACTTCATTGCGACCGTCCCGATCACCTTCACGTTGTCGTCTGCCCAGATCAGGCCATTGCCTGCATCGAGTAGAGCGCCAAGCCTGTTGTCGAGGTCGCCACGGGCTGGCCCGTAGAAGGTGACAACCAAGCAGTTGATGTGATCGAGGGGAGGCAGGGTCCAGTGCTCTCCCATCAAGGCCCTGGCTTTTTTGATCCAGTCCTTGTAAGCCGCTTCCATGTAGGGCCTGGCCTGGCCCATGTATGTGCGCGGGCGAGCCTTGGACTTAGGCGCCAGCGGCAGGTGCATGTCAATCGACTGCATTGAACACGCAGCTGTCGTCCACGAAGCCACCGGGCACGGATTCAAAGACGCACTCCGATTTCTTCTCCTCGCTGACGTACTCCACAAGGTCGACCACCTGGGCCTGCTTGGGCTGAAACGTCAGGCCGGCACCTGTGCCGCGGCTGGGCCAGGCGTAGATGTCAAAGCCGATGATCACCTTGGACCCGTTGCCCACTAGGCGCTTGGCGTCCCATGGATTGCGGGCGGCATCAAAAACAGAGGGGCCCTCGCTGACGGTGCCGTCTTTGCGGGTCCACATCGGCAGCTTGAAGCTGACCACGGTGCGTGAACGCGGTGAGTCTGGATCAGGCTTGGCGGGGAACCAGTTATTGGACTTTTTGGTTTCGCCGTGGAACTCCTTGTACATGAGCTCCATCTCCTCGATCCACGCCATGTGGGTCTTGTTGTCGTTATCGAGGACCAGCTCAACGCTCCAAGTGGGCGGCTTGCTGGGGTCGAACTTGTTTTCCCGGGCTTCGCCTAGGAGCTTGAACCAGCGGCACTCCGCCAGAGGGGTAACGAGCAGCTTGGGCATCTGGTCGTGGTCATGGGGCCCACAGAAATTACCTCGTATTCCACGGGGGTGTAGAGGTCGTACGGGAGTCTCATGAGTACAGGTATGGATTTGTACCCAGCAGTCCTGGCTGCAGGGTCCCGATATAAGGCGGATCTGAGAGTGAGACCCCAGTATTCATTTGGATTTCCTCCCGAGCGACCTGCAGCCAGTTGGTTCTGTGCATGTCCCGGAAGGCGCTGTGCAACATCGTATGAAGGACCGTCGCGTCGTTCGTATGAGTCGCAAAGCAGTCGTGGTTTGTCAGCAATGGCATGCCAAGCTCCCCGGCCCTGTAGATGACCTGCTGGCACAGCGCAGCATCAAAAGCATGGACGAAGTTGGCCCCGATACCCTTGTTGGCCTGTGTGGCGGACAGCGGGGAATCGACGGGCTGGTCCTGAATGGTCAGGCTGATCTTTCGCCCGAACATCAGCGTCTGCACCTTGCGCTTAGTGGGTTCCCGGTCAGCTAGCCGCATCGGCCAGCCCATGGGCGTGGTCCACTCAAACGGGTGCCCAGCGCTCATGACCAGCCGGCAAGACTTCTTCAGCCAGGTCTTGACCTCGATGCAGGGCTGCACCACCGCCTTCAGCTCAGCCCATAGGTGGCTGGCCAGGTACTTGGCTGGAATGGCCACCCGGAAGGCGAACTCGTCCAGTGGGACATAGCCCAGGTGCTCATCAAGCGCGTCCACCAAGCTGTCGCAGAGGCTCATGTAGGAGCCGCCGTAGGGCGTGGCCAGGATTGGCCCCTTGACCAGGCCACGGTCAATGCCGCGGCCCAGCCAAAGCTCTGCCAGGGCCTTGCTGCGCTCGTCCCCCATCTCCAGGTCAACGGTCAGGCGCCGGACCACCTGCTCGGCGATGACTGAGTACAGGTCCCGAGGGGTTGTGCCGAACAGGTTGCAGAGCCGGCCGACCTTGGCGTCCCGCACCAGCGTGGCCAGGATCCCGCAGCCGCTGGTGGTCTGGTCAAAGCGGATCGGCACACCGGTGGCGCCTGTTTCCAGAGCCTGCTGCAGGCCCTTGCACATCTGCAGGAACTGCCAGGGGTCCTTGGCCGAGCGCCACAGCTCCAGCCGCCCCAGCGGGTCAGCCGCAGCGGCCAGCATCTGGTCCTTGTGCTGTTGCCCCCAACGCAGCCGCTCACTCCAGTAGCTGCGGCTCAGCCCGTAGTGGCCGGCCGCGGCCTTGAAGATCCAGTCGATGCCCTCGTCAGTGGCCGGGGCCTGCTGCTTAAACGACAGCAGCGCCTTTTCGTAGTCGGGCC